ATAATCTTAGCTTCAGTTGCTTTGATAGCAAAGTTTCTAAGCTGTACATTATCGTCATTTGCAAGTTCTATAAACAACGCTGGGTTTTTCCTAGCAAATATTAATAGATCTCTTTTAATTTCTTTAGAAGACATTTGATTTACTTTACTTCCAACTTCAACTCTTAGTATAGCTTCTGCTTGATCAATATCCATAGTTCTAGCAGCGTTAAGAGCGTCAATCTGAAGTTCCATAATATCTAGTTCATCTTCAGCTTCTACTACAGCATTATATTCTGTATATCGTATATTTTTTAACGGGTGATATAATGAAAGTAGTTTTTGTAGTGCTTGATGTTCTTTTGAAACAAACAGAGCACCGTCTTTAAATAAAATAGTACCTAATGTAACTTCACCGTGTTGATCTTCAACAAATGGAGAAGACATATTTGTAGCGTACCTTAATTCTTTTTGTTCGTTAGTTTCAGGATCAAACCATAACAGTGGGAATTTTCTGCTATGTCTAGCTGGTATCCTAAGAGTTAATGGTTTATACTTTCCTTTAACGAAATATGTTCTATCTTTAATTTCCCAGCTTTGTTCAACGCTAGGAAGTTCTTTTGTTTTTGCCATGATATAATATAATAAAAATGTTAATAAAAGTAAGAATTACCCCCGTCGATAAGACGAGGGTAAAAACTTACATAAAGTGATATTACTTAGTAAACAATACAAAGTTGTTAGCACCTTGTACACACAAACATCTTTCAGAAAGGAAGTTTACTTCCATAGCGTCAAGATCAGATGTAGCAGCACCACCAACAGATCCAGTCAACCAAGACTTCATACGACGATCGTCAGTTTGAGACGCTCTATATCGTACGTGTAAGAATGGACGACGGATATTAGTACCAAGAATTTGATCGTAAACAGTTGAAGTGCCAGCAGGAACTAGCACACCATCAATACCATAAACAGGAGCGGTAGTTGCTGCAGCTTCAACAAAACCTCCACGAGTAGAAGCGTCGTTTAAGTATTTCCAGTCAGTTTTGTAGAAATCGTAAGAACCACGACGGAAACCAGAGAAACCTAGGTTAAGAGCCATGTCTTCGGAATTTTCAAACAAACCATAAGCAGAACCAGCACCAGTGTTACCACCGTTCAAACCAGCAAGCATATCGTCAAAACTTAGAGAAGTTTCACGGTTTAAGAAAAGCATGTTTTCTTCAATAGCACCTTGGGTATCTAGATTCTTAAGAATTAAATCGAAATCAGCTAATTGACCAGTACCAACGTTAAATCCAGACTCAACATTACCACGACTATTAACCGCAGCAAAGAGACCTTCTGTACCTTTGTATCCAGCATCATTAGCAGAACCAGAACCAGTAGCGCTAGCTTTTTCACCTTCTACTACACTCATTTCAAGATAATCTTCGAAACGTAAGCGAGTTTCAGACTCAGCTTTCAAATACCATAGGTATCCAGAAGTTCCGTCTTCAGTAGCAACTTCAACCCAACCGATTTGAGCAGTATCAGAACCAGAAACAACATATTTGTTACGGATAATGATTGGAGAGTTAGAGTATTGAGTAAAATCAGGATCAATACTGATATAACCATCACTAATACCACTTGTTGGATTTGTATTATTAGGTGTAGAAGAACCTTTTGCATATTCAGAACCATACACGAAGATCTTAACAGAAGTACCAAGACCAGCTAAATTAGCAGTTGTATAAGGAGCAACTGTTAAATCGCCTGTAACTGTATTTGATGCGGTAACAACCGCTTTAGCGTCATTACCAGCAGTGTCTACAATTACAATTGTTTGACCAATTGAAATTACGTTTCTTACAGTAGAAGAGACAGGGATACTTACAGTGTTAAGTTGATCGCTTGTACAATCTGAATAAGAAACATGCAAACGGTTTTGCTCAGACCAAATAACTTGATCAGAAGTCATAGGCATTTCAGCACCTACCATACGTAAGAATCCAGAGAGAGTACGGTTTCCGTAACGCTCTACTTCAGCAGCATATACTTCAGGTAGATATTGTTGAGCGAAAGTGTCGGTACCATCAGTACCGTTGTTAAATACTAAATAGTTACTATCTAGTAATTGTTGTTTTTGAGATGGGACAATGTCACCAAATAAATGATCTAAAGCCATTTTAATAAATTTTTAAAGTTATTTTATAGTTTTTATTTTTAACCTTGAAGAATCAACACCATTAATAGCCTTTACTCTAAAACCTCCAATTGAAATATCACCAGCAGCAGTTGCTCGTGGTTCAGTTGAAATGTTTTTTGATTTAGCAACTACATCCTTAACAGCGTCGGCTTTGCCTTGCTCATAAAAATGTTGCGCTATAGTATCAGCATTTCTAGCTGCGTATAAAGCTTTGTGGTATCCTTGCATATCTGTTATTTCATTTTTTTCATTCAAGAACGTCTTGATAAAATTTGTAATATCAGATTGAGCATCTGCCACTTGATTTGGATTTTTAACACCGTATCTAAACTTCTTCTCTCCGACATTGAAATCAAAACCTTTGAAATCATCGTTTAAAAGACTCTTTGTACGATCAATAAAACTCTCGTGTTGTTGCTTTACAGCTTGTTGCTCTTCATTATATCTATTGAAAAAGTCCATCGCTTTTTGTTGGTCTTGAGTTACGCCTGGTCTCAACTTGATCTCATCGTAGTATTTACTCTTTAAACCATCTAAAAAGTTACGAGCTTTTGCAACTTCTTCTTTAAACGCAAGTTTTGCCCTGCGTATGTCTTTCTCATCATCTAGTTCTTCATCATATGCAAAATCTTCTAATAGAATATTTACATCTTCAGTATCTAAATGAGGTTTAGTTTGTTTATAATATTCTCTAAGCAGCGTTGTACCATCTACATTAGAGTAATCAGCATTTAGTCGAACATAATCTTCGACTGTACCACCAGTTTCCTCCATAAAAGAAACTAGTTTTTCAATATTTTCAGGAAGAGGTTTACCTGTTTGTTGACTTTCTTTTATAGCTTCAACAACTTGTTTTTCAGTTACTTCTTCTTCTTGCAGATCTTCGATAGCGGTGAGGGGAGACTCGACATTTGAGTCGGAGGTCCGTACTTCTTCAACCACTTCTTCGCTGTCGCCACTGTCTTCGGGTTGTCCGACAGTATCATTGCTTGCATCTGCGCTTTGCTCTTGAACGGCATCTTCTTCTTTTTTATCTATTTGTACTTTAATAACTTCAGGATCTACTTCTCCTTGAGCTTCTTTAGCTGTGTTTGGTATTTCTACCTTTGTCATAGATTCTGAAGCTTTACCTAAATCTTTAGGTTTCTTTACAGTTTTACCTTTTAGAGAAAATTCCCCTTCTTTTTTTACTTCTTCTGACATGATATGATAATATAAAATTAATAAAAATTATTTTTTAACGAGGTTCAAACTGCTCTAGTCCAAATCCTCCCAATGAATCAAACCCCGCACTTTCAAAGTTTTTAGGTAGTTCATCGTTTTTTCTTTGAGATATTAATTCAGATTGTTGCGTAGCTTGTATTCTAGTACGCTCATCTTTTCTATCTTCTATATCTTTTAATTTATCAGCTTCTGCTTTAGCTCTAGCTTGCGTGAGTTGAATATTGTAATTAAACTCTTCAGCCATTAATTGCTTTTTAAGCTCAGCCTCTGTTTGCATGCGTTGTATTTCAAACTGAGATTTACCTTGCTCTATTTGTAATTGTGTTTCAGCTAAAGCTTGTTGTTTTTGCATTTCAGCTAAAGCGGCTTGTTCTGAAGCTTGAGCGTTTGCTTGTGCTTGAGCTTGAATATTAGCCATTTGAGCTTGTTGATCTCTTTGTTGTTTTTGCTTACGTTTTATTTTAAGCAATTGATTAGCTAACTTAATGTTATTAATCTCTCTTAGATCTATTACGTCCTCTAAATCAATTTGACCAGTTTGAAGAGCTACTTGTATGTTTTGTTCTAATACTTGTTTATCTTGCTCTTCTGGTTCTAATTCTAAGAAAATACCAAACTCATGCATGTTTAGTTTTTCCATTTGTTCAAGCGTGTTTACGTTGAAAGTACTAATACTATTCATTAGCGCCTGTTTTGTTAACGGGAAGTTAACCATATCCGCAGCTCTTAAACTAATATTCTCAGCATTGCGTACTGTTAAATACATAAGAGACTGTAGTATATGTTTTGTAGCTGTGTTTGAAGCAGCTGCAGCAAGTTTTTGTAAACCAACTAGAGAATCTTTGCTAGGTTGACTACCATCTCTAGCTTCATTTAGTCCTGTTACGTCACGTATCATTTGTAAATAATATTGATACGTTTGT